GTTAAACGATCTGGTTTTTTACAATCGCTCGAATCGAGTCTATGAAGTTACCGACCCGGCAACGGGCAAGGTGGCAGAGTTTCCGGCGGGTTCGGCCGGGCGGCAGTCGGCTTTTAAGGCGGGGGTTTATGCCCAGTCACCGCGCCTGTATCGACTGGCGACGGCGATGATTCGGGTGAGTCCGATATTGGAGTCCCGTATTTGGCGGGCTTGCGAGCTGGTCATTGCCGGGGCGGTTCGGTTGGTTGACCAGCCCGGCCCGGAATGCGGACAGGCGGGTTCGGCCGTTGCCCTGGTTGGTAGCTCGAATGAATTTGGTGACTATGTTGTCCGGCACATGGGTGGGCAGTGGGTGTGCGATTGCGAAGATTACACGTCCGGTATGGCCCCCTTTGATGAGACTGGGCCGCGCTGTAAGCATACCATTGCGACGGCGTTCGCGGCCGAATTGAACGTTCGCCGCTGCTGGCATTGCGGGGAAGCGAATGACCGCGACGCTATGATTTGCGCTTCGTGCAAGCTGGCAGTTACGCCGTTTTGATTGATTTGTTTATTGTTGGCGGCCGGGCTTCGACCGGCCGCCATGAACCTAATTCTAACTATAGGAGAATTGAAATGTCTGACAAGAATGAAGATAAAAAAGAAGTGACGAAACCTAACCCACTTGCGCCAGTTTCGGAGATTCCCGAAAAGGCCCCGATTATGCCGTTCGATATCGAGAAGCCGGATTTGTCCATCCTGGACGTGTTTCCCGATAATTACTTCAGCATGGAAGGGCTGCAAAATATCCTGGACTTCACCCAGGCGGCGGGGTTGGGGTTGACGGTTACGGCCTGCACGATTGAATGTGTCTATGACCCGGCGAAAGATGAGGACGGCCGATCTGGTAAGTGGACGCCTGTTTTATCTTTTGCGGAAACTGGCACGCGGCTGGTCTTGAATAAGACAAGGGCGCGGGCGGCCTGGGATGTAAGCGGCTCACCTTTGGTTAAGGATTGGGCCGGGCTGGGTCAGGTGATGATCCGGCCGGGGATTCGTGACGGCCACGCTCAGATTTTGCTTGAGCGGGCGCGGGCGAATGGGAACCCCCCACGCAGCGTGGGGGGCCGTAAGGCGGAGACCTCTTCGCAGGATGATATATTTGCGGAGTAGGTTTATTCGGCCGTGTATTACAATTGTGATACACGGCCGTCTTTGGAGGCGTTATGGAGAGTCGAACGATTGTTCTGAGGCGGTGTCCGTATGGGGCGCTGTTTGTGGAGAGGGGTGAGGAGCGGATGGTTATCGGCCGTGTGCCGGTGATGCGGGAGTTGGGGCGGCTGCTGGATGCGGCGGGGAAGGGGGCGGTGGAGATTCGGATTGTGGGGGCTGCCGTCCAGGTGGACGGTGGGAATAATAAATTTTGATGTTCGCGTGCGAACACTTTTAGTTGATAAGGAGAATTTACGATGTCAGATAGCATAGCAAGATTACGTGAGCAGTATACCCGGGCGGAGCAAGCTGCCGCAGCCCTCTACCAGTCCCACAAGGCGACAAAATTAGAGGTTGTCGAAATGGCGCGGGGCCTCATGTCCGCCGCCCGCACCAATGAGTTGGTTGGCGTAGAGGTGATTAAGGATGATTTGCAGGCGCGAAAGGTGGCGCTAGATGCGATTAAAGCGGATTTTGACGACGCGGCAGCCCGCCGGGATGATTTGCGTTCCCGTATTAAAACCTACTACGCCCAGGCGGCCGCCGGAACAGGCCCGTCGGTCGATTGGCGGATTACCTTGGCGCCGGGCGGCGTTTATAGCGGGTGGGATGGCCGGGCCAGTCCGGGGACGTGGGCTATCGTTGACCGCGAGTTGTGCAGCGCTGAGCTGGAGGTTATCGGCAAGGCCGTGCTTGGGCAGCACGGCCGACCGGCGAAACTTTCCTCCGGTCGGCTTGTCGAGGGCGAGGTTGTGGTGTTGGATGGCTACCGGATTATTCTGGAGTTTGCGGCCTACCGCAACACTTGCTGGACGGAAACGGGAGGCGACCGGATTGCGGCGGGGCTGGCTCCGTATATGGGTGCGAAGCCGCTGGTGGATGAGGTCGATGCTTTTCTGCGCGATTTAGGAATTGAGCTACAATAGCACCCGAATGGTCTACCCTCCGTTCCGGGGCCGGTCGCGTTGGCAGAGCGTGACCGGCCCCCTTTTTTAGAGCAGCTTATGTGGCAAATTGCAACCATCGTAGACGCGGACGGCGTCATCGCCTACTACTGCATTTACCGGCCCCCGGCCGTAGCCATCGTTCAGGCGGGCCACCAGGTGAGCCAGGTGCAGGCGCTTAATGAGCGGCTGGGCGCGCCGGTGATTGTCTGGGCGCATCGGGTCGAGGTGGTGGGCGAGACGCCGCCGGGAGCGCCGAACGTTATCCGGGTAGAAATGTTCAACCCGGATGCGTCGTTGCCGACGGAGTTTTTTGGGGAGATAGAGCCAGACGATTGAACTATGGTACAATGTAATTGAGTGTGGCCCCCGTTTCGACCGCGGCCTAATCCTTCATCAATTGGGATTAGGCCGCTTTTTTATTTTCTGGGGGTGTTACCAAAGGAGTGAACGATGTCTGCTGAAGAGATTAGTGTGTTGGCCGGTATTTTGCTTTCGCTGCTGTTCGCCTACGGGCCGAAGGTGCGCGACTGGTTTGACGGCCTGGATTCGACCGTCAAGCGGCTAATCATGGCCGCTTGTTTGTTGTTGGTGTCGTTGGCGGCATACGGCAGCGCATGTTGGGATTTGGGGTTGGTAGAAATAGCCTGCGACCGGGCGGGGGCTATTGGCCTGGGGCGGGCCTTTGTGTTGGCTCTTATTGCCAATCAGTCTGTATACCCACTGCTGCCGAAGCCGGGAATCGGCGCGTAATTTCCTATAGTGAGGATTAAGGGACGGCCGAAAAGAAACAAAAAATGTTTAGAATTGTTAAGGTCGAGCAACCTAAAATAGCGCCTAATTTGCCGCTTTCTGGTATAATTAGGGTAGATTATCAACAAGAAAAGCCCCGCGTTGCTGCTAACAACCGGGGCGCGATCAACCTATTAAGGAGGCTGATAGTGTCTAAGCATAACAGAAATTCCATTACCCCCCAACAATACATCTTCATCGAAGAATACCTCGACTCCGGAAACGCCACCCGCGCGGCCGAAAAGGCGGGCTACTCCTGGCCGGACAAGGCGGGGCCGCGTCTGCGACACACACCCAAAATAGCCGACATCATTAATCGCAGGATGCCAGGCAGGATGCCCACCGACGCTTTGCAATGGCGGCGCAATCTGCGCCACTCCATTTACCTTATCGGCGCTGAAAACGGCTTGGTGAAGATAGGCATATCCAGCAACGTAGAGCGCAGGATAGTCCGCATTCGCCTTATATCGCCCGTCGCTATAAAGCTGCTGTTCTCTATCCCGGTTCCCAACGCCGTATCCGTAGAGCGTGAGTTGCACAAGCAGTTTAGCCACAAGCGCCAACATGGGGAGTGGTTTTCGCTTTCCCGTGCGGACGTGGCTGGCATTATCGCCAGGTTTGATAAAAATGAGTGATGAGGATACGGCCGAAACTGCTCGCCGCGAGGCCGTATCTAAGCGGGTTGGCAGCGCGGTTTCGTCGCTTTCGACAAAGATGCGGACTTACGTGATTGAGTTATTGGTGACGAATAACCAGACTGAGGCGGCCGCAAGGGCGGGGTATAAGCATCCGGCCCAGGCTGGCAGCCGACTGGCGAAGGAGCCGAAGGTTATCGCCGCGATTGATGACTATTTCTTCGGCCCGGAGATGGACGCCAGGGAAGTTATCCAGCGGTTGGGCCAGCAGGCGCGGGCGGAGTGGACGGAGTACCTCCAGGAGGATGGGACGGTTGACCTGGCGCAGATGATAGCGGATGGCAACCAGCATCTTGTCAAGGGAACGCGGCAGACTCAGTGGGGGCTGGTTGTCGAATTTCCCGACCAGCAAGCCGCCCTGGTCCACGTCGGCCGCTACCACAAGCTCTTCACCGACGGCGTGGACGTGACCAGCGGCGAGAAGCCGGTTCCATTCGCCGACATCGTGGCCGCCATGCAGCGGGCCAGGAAAGCCGGGGTCGATGAATAAGGAGACCCTGGACGAAGTCGCCAAATGTTTCCGCTCCCCCGCTTATTTCATCGGCGCTTACGGCCGAATCTACGACGCCACCCTGCGGGAGTGGATACCGTTCGACCTCTGGCCCGCTCAGGAGACGACCTTGCAGACCATTTCTAGCGAGCAGCTAATCATCATCCTCAAAGCCCGGCAGCTGGGCCTGACCTGGTTGGTGCTGGGCTTTGCGCTGTGGCTGATGTTGTTCCGACCGGCGGCGGCGGTGCTGCTCTTTTCGCGGCGGGATACGGAATCCATTCACCTGCTCGACGAACGGCTGAAGGGGATGTACGCCAGGCTGCCGGACTGGATTACGGCCGGTATTCGGATTACGGCCGATTCCAAGCATGAGTGGCATTTGAGCAACGGCTCGGTGGCCTATGCCTTCCCGACGACGGCCGGGGATTCCTACACGGCGACGCTGGCGATTGTGGATGAGGCCGACCTGGTTCCCGATCTGGGTGACCTGATGACGGCCGTAAAGCCGACCATCGACGGCGGGGGCAAGATGATCCTCCTCAGCCGGGCCGACAAGTCGCGGCCGGAGTCGCCCTTCAAGAAAATGTACCGGGCCGCCAAACAGCGGCTCTCAGACTGGGTTGCCGTCTTCCTGCCCTGGCACGTCCGGCCGTCGCGTGATAGTGCCTGGTACGAGCGGCAGCGACGCGACATCCAGGCCCGCACCGGCGCCCTCGATGACCTGCACGAACAGTACCCGGCCACCGACGTCGAAGCCCTGGCCCCGGCCACGCTGGACAAGCGCATCCCCCCGGCCTGGCTGCTGCAATGCTATGAGGCGCTGGAGCCGCTGGGGGATGAGGAGCTGATAGAGCTCGCCGCGCCCGCCCTGCCCGGCCTGCGCGTTTACCGGCCGCCGGTGAAGGGTCGCCGGTATGTGCTGGGGGTGGACCCGGCCGAGGGCAACCCCAGCAGCGACGAGAGCAGCGTTACTGTTATCGATGTTGAGACGGGCGAAGAGGTGGCAGGCTGCGCGGGCCGCTTCCAGATGGACACGATAGCCGATTATGCCGACCAGTTAGGCCGGTGGTATAACCGGGCGCAG